GGTATTTTCTGCCGACAAGCACGCTTGACATTCAGCGCTTCATCAGCTCGATGTCGAGAAGATCAAGGGAGATCGCGGCAATCTCATACGCGGCGGAAGATGCGCTTTTGAAAATGACCGGTCAGGAGACCTTGCGGGGGTGGCAGAATGGCTGAACGAAGAATGTTCGCAAAGTCAGTTATCAACTCGGCGCGTTTCCTGACGATGCCGCCGTCATCGCGCTTGCTTTACTATGACCTCGGTATGGCTGCGGACGATGACGGAGTTGTGGAAGCCTTTACCGTGATGCGGACGACAGGCGCAGCGGATGATGATCTGCGGGTGCTCGTCTCCAAAGGATTCGTGTCACTGCTGAACGATGAGTTGGTCGCTTATATCACGGATTGGAGCACAAATAATCAGATCCGCAAGGACCGATACCAGCCGAGCATTTACAAAAATTTGCTGGTGAAATTGGGCGACGGCAACCAACGGTTAACCGATGGTTTACCAGATGGCAACCAACGGTCAACCCAGTATAGGTTAGGTAAGGATAGTTTAGGTAAGGTTAGTACAGGTGAGGAGAATAAGGCGGCTACGCCGCCACGACCTCGTTTTATTCCTCCAACGGTCGATGAGATTAAGGCATACTGCACCGAACGGAAGAACGCTGTGGACGCTGAACGCTTCTTTGACTTCTATTCGGCTAACGGCTGGAAACAGGGGAAGGGAAAACCGATCGTCGATTGGAAAGCGGCGGTTAGAACATGGGAGCGTCAAAGTAATGCGGGACAAGATGAATCTTCACCCCGGCAGTACGACGCAGCGACGGACACATGGAGGTGAATGAGCATGGATTCAATTCTCAATGAGTACGGCGTACTCGGTTCGCTGCTGATTGACCCGTCGTTGTTTCCGGAGGCGGCAGAGCTTCCCGATGATGTGTTTTCCTCCGTGCCGCTGCAAGCAGTCTTCCGGGCGATGCGTCGGCAGTATGAGGAAAGCGGTGGCTTCGATGCGTTGACCATCCGAGCGGAAGCGGGACGCAATTGCACCGACGTGACGGACAAACTGTTGACCGGGCTGATGGACACGACGCCGACTACCGCAAATCTCGACGCGTACATATCGGCGGTCAAAGAGGCAGCGCTCGCACGTTTCCTTCGAAAGATCGGCGATGAGCTGATAACAGCTGAACACGACCCCACAGACGCACTTGGACGCGCACAGGAGGCTTTGCAGCGGCTTACCGAGGAAAACACGCAGGGTGATTCGCAAACGCTCACAGCGGCGCTCACGCAGCTCGGACACCGCGTGTCTGAACAGGTCAGCGGCAGAGCGCCATGCGTGGCATCCGGCCTGCTGAGGTTCGATAAATTGCTCGGCGGTGGCTTCATCAACGGCGGCCTGCACGTCATCGGTGCACGGCCGGCAATCGGCAAATCGGCGCTTGCCTTGCAAGTCGCGCTCAACGCGGCGAGAAGCGGTGTGAAGATAGTCTACTGTTCACTTGAAATGAGCGCTGAGGATTGTTCCGCCCGCTTTGTCGGAAATATTGGGGGCCTGTCATCGGCACGGCTCATGTTCGGCGGCAGATTGACCGACAACGAGTATATGCGTTTTGCCGAGGGTACGACTGAGCTTTCCACGCTGCCAATCGTGTTCAATCGGCGCTCGGGCATGAATGTTCGGCAGGTGGAGGCGCTGGCTTACCGCGAAAAGCCGGGCCTGCTGATCGTCGACCACCTCGGACTGCTTGAGCCGCCGGAGGCTCGGCTTTCGCTCTACGAGACAACCACACGGAACAGCAGGGCCTTGAAACTACTTGCGATGAGGCTAAATATTCCTATTCTGTGTCTTTGTCAGCTCAACCGCGCGGCGGCCTCTGACCGCTCCGGCAGTTTTCGGGCCACAATGGCAAATTTACGCGAGAGCGGCGCTATCGAGCAGGACGCGGATACGGTGACGCTGCTGCATAACCCGCCGTGCGAGACGGATGACCGCATGGAATCGCCGTCGCTGCTGGAACTATGGCTCGATAAAAACCGACGCGGCGCAACCGGGCACGTCGACGCGACTTTCTACAAAGCCACGGGGAGGGTTACAGCATGAACATTGAAATCGCTACTCATATTTTAACAGCAACCAAGCCCGCGCGCTGTGAGCGTGACCGCTACCGTCAGCGTGATGAACTGCAACGCCTGCTTATCCCGCACCTGCCCGTCGATGACCGCGATAAATTCGAACAGGCGCTAAACAATCATTTCAGACTTTAATACTGAGAAAGGACAAGAACCATGAACGAAGACAAGATCATCCAAATCATCCCTGCCCCTGCAAATATGCTTTACGCATTCGAGGACGGCAAGACGTACCCTGTCGCCTGCCTCGCGCTCGTCGAGCTGAGTAACGGCGACCGTGAAGTCCACGCGATGGCCACGATCAACAGCGGCCCCATCGAGGATGTGAGCGATAGCGGCGCGGTTCTCATACACGTATGAGAAAAGCTCTCCCCCAAACGGGGAGAGCGGCTCTTGTGGTGGATCTGATTTGTCAATTCTGATTTTACCACAGGAGGAGCGGATATGCAAGCAAAACCACTTGCCACACAAGGTGAGCGAACAAGCGAAATTGCAGCAGCGGTACAGGCGGGCGAGGCGGACATTCTAAGCCTTTGGGCGGCGGTTGAACGCTTTGCATGGCAGCAGTCCTTGAGGTGGGCGCGGGCAATGGAAGGTCGCGCAGGTGTCGAGGAAAGCGACCTTCTGCAAGTGGCCTTTATCGCCCTCATGGACACGCTGCCGACATGGGATGTGAACAAGGGCGAATTTCTCACGCTGTACGGCATTAAGCTCAAGGCGGAGTTCACAGAAGCCTGCGGGCAGCGAATACAGCGGACGCGATGTGACCCCATCAACAGTGTTTGCCGGTCGATGGACGAGCCGATAGGTGACGAGGACAGCGACCTGACGCTTGGTGACACAATCTCAGATGAAGCAGCAGAAGAGGCCTTTGAGGACGTCGAACAACGGGATTTTCAACAGGCCGTGCAAGCGGCACTTGTACAACTAACAGATGCGCAGCGCGACGCGATCATCAGTGAGTTTTGGCTTGGCCAAAAGCCTGATGCAAAGGCGCGGCGGGAAGCAATACGAGCCCTGCGGCACCCGCGTATCCGCAAACCGCTGATGGAGTATTACTAATAAAAAACACTGAAACGTCAGATAAAGCAGAGCCGGAAAGGGGGCTTTTCAGACTTTGGCAAAGAAAATTCGAGACGAGACCATTATTGACGCGCTTTTGATCTCCGCGACGGTGCGGAGCGCGGCGGCAAAGCTCGAGATCAACGAGCAGACGATCTATCGCCGAAAACGCGACCCTGAGTTTATGCAGAAGTATAACGAGGCACGGCGCGAGCGAACCGAAGCGGCGCGTAACGTGCTGCAGGAGCGGGCGCACGCCGCTGCGGATACGCTGGCAACGATCATGCAGGATGCAGACGCGCCCGCACAGACCCGCGTGAGTGCCGCGGCAGAGATTTTACGGCAGACGGTGAAGTACACGGAGATTACAGACATCATGCAGCAGCTTGACGAGCTTGAAGCATGGCGAAGGGAGCAGGAACAGCGATGAAGAAAAATTTTGATATCCGCCTTGCGGCGCTGCGGGAATACCTCAGGTCGCTGTCAGCCGATGAGACGGTCTTCATCGTCGAGGGCGGCGGTGAGTTCCGCACGGCAGAAGATGCGTTTACGTATTTGCGTAAGTATGGCGCGGTGACGCCGGACGGCAAACGCATTGTGCTGTATCCCCATCCTGTCGAGGGCGTTGACCCGTTAAGCCTGTCGCTCCATCAGATGATTGATGAAGCAATCGAGCAAGGTAAGTTGGAACTGCCGGAATTGGAGAGTGACGAGATTGGAGGTAAAGCCCTTGAATAACGGAATTAAAGCCCGCATTGCCGCTTTACAGGCGATTGCAGCGCAGAAGCAAGAGGGCGTAGCAATTATGACCTTGCTTGAAAATGGCGCGTGGGCGGCTTGCAGAGTGCCGCAAAGCCCTGCAAAGGTGTTTCAGACGGAACAGGCAGCACGAGATTATTTATCAGACTGCGAAAGCGTTATCATTATCGACCTTTAAGAAAAAACAGCGCGGCAGCGCATGAAAAAGAAAGGATAATTTACACCATGAGCGAATTTAACATTTATGCCCGAAAGCTCGATACAGCTTTCAAAGAAGCCCGCAGCGAGTACAACACCGCTTTCCGTGCGCTCCAAGAGGCGCAGCAGGCCAGCCGTGACGCTAACGCATGGAAGCCCGGAGACAGCGCCGAGGAAAAGCAGGTTAGAACAACCCGCGCAGCGCTAAAGCTGCATGACGCAGAAGCCACTTTTAACGAGGTGAGCGCCCGCGTTTGGGACAACTTCAAGGCCACGCGCCGCACGATCCGCGCAGAGCTGGAACAGGCAGTACGCGCCGCCAATATTGCAAACCCTGACGCAATCGACAACAACGCCCTTGAGCTGATGAAAACCGGCGTTCTTTCCCCGGCTGATTACTCCGCGTTCATGGAGCGTTTCGACAGCAACCCCACCATGCTAAAGTTAGTGGGTCACTACGCAGCCGAAGCCGCAAAAGCAGCGGACGACCGCAAGCAGGCCGCAGCCCTTAACGCTATCGCTCTTGATTGCCAGAACGGTGAAAGCGCAGTCATGCGGGCGTTTGATGATCTTTCTAAAGTCTCCGACTATTGCCGCGGTGAGAGATACGAGGGCACCAAGTTTAGACCGGGGCATACCGCAAACATGAGCGAAAAATGGGACGATCTCGCGGGCGAGGCCGTGGAGAACTTCTGATTTTCGATAAGCGGCAGAGATCAACATTCTGATACAAAGCTTCCTGAAAACAAATTTAAGGAGAGATAAATATGGAACTTAGTTTTGCGAACGGTGTGCAGGAATACACCGTGCACGGCGTTAAGGGCGATGTGATCATTCGATTCAACCCGACTGACGGCGCATTTATCCAGCGTCTTTACAACGCGTTTGACACACTGGACAAGAAGCAGGAGAAATACGCAGATGAGGTGCAGAAGTGCGGCGACCGCGTTGAGATTTTCAACATTGCCGACCGCCGCGACAAGGAGATGCGCGAGATCATCGACGGCCTTTTTGAAGAGCCGGTATGTGACAGCATTTTTGGAAATATGAACCTCTATGCGATGGCGGACGGCCTGCATGTGTGGACAAATTTCCTGCTTGCGCTGATGGACGAAACGGACAGCGCCTTTGCTCGTGAACAGAAAGCAACGAATCCGCGCATTCAGAAGTATACGGCAAAGTATCGCCGATGAATTGGGGATTGCCGTCCTCCGTCGAGCTTGGCGGAGTGAGTTATGAGATACGCACAGATTTTCGCGTAATTCTCGACATTTTTGTAATGCTGAGCGATCCAGACTTAGACGGCGCAGACCGTGCGGCGGGCATCTTGCAGATGTTCTATGTTTCCCCTGAGGATATCCCGCCGCAGCACTTGCAGGAAGCTGTAGACCGTTTTACATGGTTTCAGAATGGCGGCAAAGAGCCGGACAAGAAGAAATTGCCGAAGTTGGTCGATTGGGAGCAGGACTATCCGTTGATCCTCCCGCCCATCAACCGAGTATTCGGACAAGATATCCGCGGAATCCCTTATGATGCGGAGACCAACACCGGGGGCGTCCATTGGTGGACGTTCCTCGGTGCGTATAACGATCTCGGGGACTGCACCTTTGCGCAGGTCGTGCGCATCCGCGACAAAAAGGCGCGCGGCAAGACGCTTGAAAAGGATGAACGCGAGTGGTACCGCAGGAACAGCAATATCGTGAATATGAAGCGCAAACTCAGTCAGGAAGAAGAGACGACTATTTCTAAGTGGCTGGGAGCGGGAAAGGAGCCTGTGAATGGCAAATGCTGACGGCAGCGTGATCTTCTCTTGTGATTTGGATTCGACCAAAGCACAAAAGAAACTGAGCAAGCTGCGTGACGAGATATCCGAACTGAACAGCAAGCTTGAAAAGGAAACGGGCAATAAGATGAACCTTGAAAAGCAGCTTGACGCCGCATCTCAGGCAGCGAAAGCTACGGAGGAACGCGTGAAGATGCTGCGAAAGGAAGTCGAACGGCTGAACGACCGCGAATGGATCCAAAAACAGGGCTTTACGCAGAACGAATATCAGGCCAAAGTGCTCGACCGCCGCGCCGCTGCGGAGGCGGAGCTCAAACAGCAGGAAGCGCTTTTGCACACGCAGACGAAGGAGGTCAAAACGCTTTCGGCTGCTTACGAAGAGACGACCGCCAACATCGACAGCATGACGGTAAAGCTCGACAAAGCAAAAGTCGCTGTCGGTGAGTTGATCGCTAATACGGAGCAGGAACGCAGGGAGCGCGAGGCGGAGAATTCCGCGCTTGCCAAAGCGGGCCAGTATGCCGCGCGTTTCAGAGATCAGGTCAAGAGTTTAGCGCGCTCTATGCTTGTATTCTCAGTCATCACGGCGGCGCTCATGGCGCTGCGCAAGCAGATCAAGGCGGCTATTGCGACCAGCACAGAGGCATCCGACGCTTTTGCCCGCCTCAAAGGTGCGTTGCTGACGCTGGCCGCGCCTTTGATGGACGTACTCATTCCGGCGCTGACGTGGCTAATGAATCTGCTTGCGGCCATTGTGTCGGAGATCGTGACGATCATTTCGATTCTGAGCGGTAAGTCAAAGAAGAGCATGGAGGCATCGGGCAAAAACCTCTACAAAGAGGCCGCCGCCATTGACGCGACCGGCAAGGCGGCAAAGGAAGCGACAGACGCGCTCGCGGCGTTCGATGAGATCAACAAACTCAGCACGACAACGCCCGTTGGCGGCGGTGGCGGCGGAGCATCCGCCATTGCGCCGGACTTTGATTTTGACGAAGACTCCATGATGGAAAAGCTTGACAAGGTGTTCCAGAAGATCAACGATATCTTTAAGACCATCCGCGCGGGGCTTGAAATCGTCGTGGATGACCTCAAATGGAGCTTTGACAAGAAAGTTATCCCCAAGAGCAAGGCAACATGGCTGACCGTTTTAACGGCGCTGCTCGGTGCAACACTCGGCGCGGCGTTCGGCGGCATCACGGGCGGCGTCATCGGTTTATCCCTCGGTGTGCTGCTGGGGCTGTACCTTGTGGGCCTTGACCCCGAAACATGGAAAACCGAGATGGACGCAGAGGATGCGTGGATCGTGGTCATCACGGCTTTGCTCGGTGCGCTGCTCGGCAGTGTGTTTCTTGGCATCACCGGCGGCGTGGCCGGTTTCAGCCTGGGTGCGATCCTCGGCCTCTATCTCACCGGCTTTGCAGAGGGGGACGAGGAACACGGCGGCAAATCGCAGCTTCTTTCCGAGTTGATCGTCGTGCTGTGCGCGCTGCTTGGCGCTGTTATCGGCTCTATCGTGACGCCGGGCGTCGGTACAGTCGTCGGCATGGGATTAGGCCTGATTCTCGGACTGAGCATTTACAGCGTCCGCAAAGACCCGAAGAAGGGCACGCAGCGGCTTGTCAGCATCGGGCGCAGCGTACTTCTTGGACTGCTGGCCGGTGTTCTTGGCGTTGGCCTTGCAGCGCTGGGAATCGTCAGCGCTGGTACTGCATTTATTATCTCGGCGGCGATCGGCCTTGCGCTGAAATTCTTCGTCGACAGTGTGGACGATTCCAAAGTCAAGAAGGCGACATCCAGCTTCACCGGCACGCGCGTATCGACGAGTAGATCGACCCGCGGGGTAGCCGCGCAGAGCTTGAACAGCGCCGCGCCTGTGTATAACGAGATCCCAGCGCTTGCGATCGGTGCGGTCATCCCACCGAACCGAAAGTTCCTCGCTGTACTGGGCGACCAGAAGAGCGGAACGAACGTCGAAGCGCCGCTTTCGACCATCAAGCAGGCGGTCATGGAGGCGCTGGCACAGGGCAGCCGCGAGCCCATCAATGTGAACCTCGTTGTGGATGGTAAGACGCTTGCCCGCGTGGTCGTCCCCAACATCAACAACATGACGCGCGCAGCCGGTAAGCCCGTGCTGCTGTACTAACGGGAAAGGAGACTGCAAATGTTTATCTTCGGCTATGATATCGTGCTCGACCGTCTG